TTGTACGCTGTTTGACAACATTTTAATTGATATACATAAGTTTAAATCACTTCAATAGTAATAACCCCAGACACAATAGTTAATAATAAAAGATAATTCATTCTGTGTAAAATTAATTTTATTGTATCACAAAACTGACTTGTAAATTGTTCCTATCACGTAATTGTTCTTTTTGTAAATATAAAAATACCTTATAATCTGATATTTGTTATTGACAATCTAATATGATAAGTAGTTTTAAAGCATGAATATTTTCTTAACGTTCTATAACTATAGACTAATTGATACCTCATATGCAGCTCCAATTTTCGTGCTGTATCCAGATATAACAAGTTTGTTATTGGTAATATCGAAATTGAAATCTTGATATTTTGGATTAAATTCTATATGTGGAGAATTATTAAAAATATCTGACAACAATCTAGTTTCCCCTTCTTTGGGAGCTCCCATTGATATAGTAATTTCAGAAGTTCCATTTTTTTTATATGATGGACTATTATATTCAACAAATGCACTAAATTTAATATTACCAAAATTATAAGGTATTTTATTATGTTGACAAAAGTTACTTATTTCGGTCAGTTTATCTATTTGGGTCATTTTATTATAATATTATTAATGATTAATTTACTACAAAATATAGGCTTGTTAGGAGATGAAGAATTTTCTGAAATATGTTAGTTCATCAATTATTCAATTCCAATAACTTTCTTAAATCTTCAAATGAGTGAACTTCATAAAGAGTTCCTTTCACTTTTACGTAGCCGTTTACCTCGGTTAAATCTTTTTCTTCTAATATATTAACCTCTCTGATTTCATCATCAGTAAGAATTAATTTCCATACAGGTACACCAATAGCTTTTGACAATTTTTCTAACGTTTCAAGTTTGGGCTTCTCTGTATTAAGTAATTGATTGAGCCCTACAGGGGTAATACCTAACTTTTCTGCAATATCTACCTTTTTAAGGTTTAGTTGCTCTATAATTTCTCTTGTTCTATTTATCATAAAAATCAATTTTGACACAAAAGTAAATGCTTTTATTCATGTATAAGTATTTACTTCGTTAATATTTGTAAAATACAAGTATATCCTTTTATTTATATTTGTTTTATTAAAGTGTTTACTTTTACTTTGTACTATCAAACAAGAAGTAATAACAAATTAAACACATACGATTATGAAGACAACAAACAATGTTTACATCAAAGAGATTAAGGCTCAAATCAGAGTTATCAATGAAGCTCTAAAAAGAATACAAGAAGCTGAAAAGGTTCAGGATTCAGCAGTAAATAATAGAGAATACAACAAGGCAAAGGATGAAGCTATTGACGCAAGCTCAGACGTAATGATAGCTTTAGAAGAGGCTGTAAGACTTGCATCAGCTATGGGGTGTGAAACTGGTCTGTATGACATACACAAGTATCACAAGATTGTAGAACTTGATTTCAGAGATTCACACAAGTAAATAACAGCAGGGCGAAAGCCCTGCAAATACACACGATTATGACAACATACGAGAAATCAAACAGCATTACAGAAGTGAAATTAAGCCGATTTTCAAAGAAAGAATATCAATCCTTATTGAATGCTTCTGAATCCACGAAAGAACGTCAGAAAGCTGCGCAAATGCTCTGTGACTACCTTTGTTCAAAGTTCAATATGCCAAAATCTACTATTAAGGTAGTGAATCGTAGCCAACCGCATAGAACCGGATATTCTGGTAGACTGCAAAGTAAGACGTTAGGTACATACACAGTCCAGACACAGGTTATCACGTTATATAATCTTACTGCAATAAAGAAGCATGTTGTGTCTATCAAAGTGATGGCAGCTACACTTATTCACGAGTTTATCCATCATTACGACATGACGTTTCTGAAACTGAGTGATTCACCTCATACGACAGGTTTCTATAAGAGAATATCAGATTTAGAGAATAAACTAAACCGGTAGCCTTCGGGCTACCATAATTTAAGATGGTTATGAAAATAGAAAAGTTGACAGTCAAAGCATCTGATGTAAGAAGCATCAAGATGAGCGTGAACCCGCCAAAGGTAGTTATGGATGCAGGTTACAGAGTGATTCATGACGGTGAAATAAAATGCTGGGTAGGTATAGGTTGGGTTACAGAAGGCAGAGCGTCAAAAAGTGATTATTATAAGATACCAGAAGTTGTAAACGGATAAATTGAAATCTAACAAGTTATGGATGAAAAATTTAAAAGAATATACGGTTGCTATGATGGTATAGATACAAAAAAATTTAAGCATATCCCTGAAATCAGTTGCTACAACCACAACTATTATATAGGGATAAAGAGAGGTAATAGTGTAACGCACGATTTGCTGTTTGCGCACAGCAATGATGATAATTTAACAGATTGGTATGTTGTAAACGGTGATTCTGTTAAATATATTGGGTATGAGTACACAGATAAAGGTGTAATTAATCTTAGTGATAAAGAATTTTAAGTATATGAATGAGAAAGAAATCCTGCAAGAAATAATCGAGTGGTTGGGTAATGATACCAGCTACTTGTCTACAAGAACAGACTATGCCAGAGGGTATAAATCCGGTATAGAATGTGCAAAAGAAATTGTTGAAAGCATCATCAATAAACACAACCCTGATTTATTACCAAACAATTAGCAAATTGTTTCGTATGTATTGAATTGTTATTCAAAATTGTCTTCATAATGGGGTATCTTTGTATAGATGCCATCGCGGGTTAGAGCAGTGGTCAGCTCGTCACTTTGACTTGGTGAAAAGCAAATAATTGAATATATGAATAGTAGATATGAAATATTAGCAAAAGAGAAAGGTTATTTTGTCGATAAACAAGGTAATGCATACTCACCACAAGGTAATAAGGTCGGGACTCGCGGCAAAGGCCCATATTTGTATTTTGGTATAAGAGTGTCTAAAACAAAAGTTATCAAAGTATATATACATCGTTTGCAAGCCTATCAAAAGTTTGGCGATTTGATATTTAATGATAATATAGAAGTAAGGCATTTAAATGGTAATTCTTTTGACAATTCATTCAAAAACCTTGCAATTGGTACACCGTCAGAAAATGCTATGGATAAACCAGAGTCAAAAAGAAAAAAGATTTCTTTGGTTGCATCTAATAAATTAAAAGTGTATTCAGATGAACTGGTTTTAGAGATACAAAGAATGAGAGAGGCTGGCATGACCTATGCAGAATTGATAAAGAAATACAATATAAAAAGTAAAAGTTCTTTGAATTATATACTAAAAAGAAAAGTATCGCGGAATGGAGTCGATGGTTAGCTCACCACTTTGACTTGGTGGGGTGCAGGTTCGAATCCTATTTTCGTGAACTAACATTTTAAAATAGCACGATTATGAAAGTATTAACATTGATTATTAAGCAGAAATGGTTTGATGAAATCATTAAAGGCAACAAGAAACAAGAATTTAGAGAATTACGACCAGCGAGCGAGAAGAAATACATTGAATATCAGAAAGATGGTACATTTGATGCTATAAAATTCGATGCTATTCGCTTCTATGTTGGCTATAACAAAAACAGAGATACTGCACTCGTTGAAATCAAGAACATATCTTTTCTTGATTTTGTAGACGAGAACAATGAAATGATTGTACTTAAAGACCTGAAAACAGGCGAAGAATATGACAAGATGGATATTGTTTACGACTTAGGCAAAGTGTTAGAGATAAATGGTGTTAGTCAATAGAATGTATAACCTTAAAAAGAAAAATTATGGCTCGAAGGCAAAATCGAAATTTACGTTCACAGGTAAATAGTGTGACAGGCGCTTATTTAGGTAATACCACCAACCGTTCTTTTACAGGTGGCAGTGGACAATTTATGAATCATAACCAGAAATACCGTGAAGTCCGTAAGGGTTTAGGATTAGAAGCCGGTTGATAAATGACACTGCAAGAAAGGACATACAGCCATATTGACCTCGTCAGACAGAAGACTGACGGGGTTTTGCTGTTTCTGTCGCTGGGTAAGGATTCTTTGGTATTGCTGGACATGATCTACCCGAAGTTTGATAGAATAGTCTGCGTGTTCATGTACTTTGTCAAAGGCTTAGAGCACATCGAAAGATGGATTGGATGGGTAAAAGCCAAATATCCTAAGATAGAATTTGTTCAGGTACCCCACTGGAACCTTACCTACATTCTTCGCGGTGGCCTGTATTGTGTGCCAAACCACAAAGTGAAGCTTTTGAAGTTGGCCGATGTGGTGAAAGCCATGCAGCTCAGATACGGACTTTACTACACTTTCCTGGGCATGAAGAAGGCTGACGGCATGAACCGCCGTTTAATGCTGAAAGGTTATGAAGCCAATGGGTATGAGAACAACGGAATGTGCTATCCTCTGGCCGATTGGACACAGAAAGACATTCTATCTTACATGAAACAGAACAGCCTTCCGGGGCCTGTCAGATATTCACTGAAGGCCAGTTCGGGCGTAGGCTTTAATTTGGATTGTATGCTATGGCTGGAGAAGAACTATCCGCAGGATTTACAGAGAATTTACAAGGTATTCCCGATGGCAGAAAGAATCCTTTGGGAACATAAACAAAAGCAATAGGTATGGAACTGAGCAAATACATAAAGAGTGAATCGGTAGAACTTAACCGTTCCGCCATCCACTTCGCAGATTATAACCCCAGGAAACTGTCTGAAGAATCTCGTAAGACATTGAAGCGGGGCATTAAGAAGTTCGGCTTAGTTGGTGGAATCGTAGTCAACAAACGGACTGGCCTTACTGTCGTATCCGGTCACCAGCGTCTGAGCGTGATGGATGAACTGCAGAAGTTTCCGGAAAACGACTACAGAATCCGCGTCGATGTCATTGATGTAGACGAAAAGCAGGAAAAGGAATTGAACATCCTGATGAACAATCCTAACGCGCAAGGTTCATGGGATTATGATGCTTTGGCCCGGTTGGTTCCGGATATAGATTACCAGGATGCTGGATTAACGGCCGCTGATTTGAATATGATAGGCTGTGACTTTCTTCTCCAGACAGAAGAAGAAAGTTCTGTTGCCGATGCTTTGGAGGATATGATGGCACCAGTCACCGAACAGAAAGAAGCTGAGAAAGCCGCCAAGCAGATGGAAAGAGCTGAAAAGGTAGCTCACATGAAAGAAGTAAAGCAGCAGGTGAAGAATGCAGCCCAGAAACAGGCACAGGATATGGACGCTTATCTGATGCTTTCCTTTGACACGTTCGAAGCTAAAGCAGCCTTCTGTGAAAGGTTCGGTTACGACCCCTACTCCAAGTTTATCAAGGGTGAGGTATTCGATGAACAGATAGAAAGAATTGAATGACAACATGAAATTTTAGGAGGAAAGCCGAGTCAGAAGAAAAACATATAGTCAGTTGTATCAACAGTCAAGACGAATAATATACAACGCCGGAAGGCAATACGGGCTTGGTACAGACAGACAAAGAAGTATAAGAGACAGAACGAAGTCTATAATGGAAAGATATGCGGCCAGGATAGATAGCTATTTCTCAAAGAGAGGAATTGATATTTATGGTGATAAGCCTGTTTCTCGCCGCATTTATATGGGTAACAATAACGGATGATTAATTATGAAAAGTGAATCTCAAAAAAGCAAACATACAGGACGAAAGCCCAAATTCGATTACAAGAGTGAGGAATTCCTCTCTCAGGTGGAGACGTATGCCAAAAAGGGATTCACGGACAGAGAAATCGCTTTTGCGTTAGGCTTGGCTCCCCAAACGTTTTGTGAGAAGAAGAATGAGCACTCTGAATTATGCGAAGTATTAGCGCGCGGGCGTGCGACCATCACTGCAGCTGTACGTGCCAAGTTCCTTGCTGTAGCTTTGGGCGGTATCAAGACCAAGAGTACTGTAGTAAGAAAGCTGAAAGACCAGGACGGAAACCTGACCGGCGAAGAAGAGCTTCAGGTAAGTGAAAGCGAGCTGGCTCCCAACCTTCAGGCAATGTCTGTCTGGCTATATCATCACGACGATGAATGGAGGAAGGTTGAACGCCGTCAGGACGAAGACGCAGATATTCCAAAGGATATTAACCACGGAATTTCTATTGACTCATGGATTAAAGACAAACTGAAATGATTGTACCCCAAACGATATATCATCCGCTATATACCGATAGCGAGAAGTTTATCATTCTCATTACCGGTGGTCGTGGTTCGGGGAAGTCTTTCAATGCTTCCACCTTCATAGAGAGATTGACATTCGAAATGACTCCCACAGAGAAGATTGTCCATCAGATTCTTTATACCCGTTATACGATGGTGTCAGCCGGCATGTCTATCATTCCAGAGATGATGGAAAAGATAGATTTGGATGGAACAACGAAGTATTTCAAGACCACCAAGACGGACATCGTAAATCGGATGACCGGCAGTCGTATCATGTTCCGGGGTATCAAGACTTCTTCCGGGAATCAGACGGCAAAGTTGAAATCAATTCAGGGTATCACCACCTTTGTCTGTGATGAAGCAGAGGAATGGACCAGTGAGGAAGAGTTTGACAAGATTATGCTCTCCATCCGTAAGAAGGGAATCCAGAACCGGATTATCATAATTATGAATCCATGCGATTCGAACCATTTCATCTACAAGAAATACATCGAGAATACTCATCGGCTGGTGGATATTGACGGCGTCCAGGTACAGATTTCCACCCATCCGAATGTACTTCATATCCATACGACTTACTTCGACAATATAGAGAACCTTTCTCCTGAGTTCCTGAGAGAAGTCAAGGAAATGAAAGAGAAGAATCCGGAGAAGTACGCTCATGTGGTTATCGGACGATGGGCTGACGTGGCCGAGGGTGCAGTGTTCAAGAAATGGGGAATTGTGGATGAGTTCCCCATGTGGTGCAAGAAAGTGGCTATTGGACAGGACTTTGGTTATACCAATGACCCATCGGCTTCTATTCGGTGCGGAATCATTGACAATGCGCTTTATTTGGATGAAGTGGATTATAGAACTGGATTATTATCTGGGGATATTATAAAGACGCTACGCCCGTGGAATTTGAGAGTGATTGCCGACAGTGCGGACCCGCGACTCATCCAGGAAATTCATAACGGAGGGATTAAAATATACGCAGTAGAGAAAGGGCAAGGTTCTGTCAATGCTGGTATTGACAAGATGCAGGGAATGGAAATATTCATCACCAAGCGTTCTTATAACCTGCAGAGGGAGTTCAGAAACTATGTATGGGCAAAGGATAAGGATGGAAACTACATCAACGAACCTGAAGACCATGATAATCATGGCATAGATGCTGCACGCTACTATGTGCTGGGAGAACTTCTCGGTAGAATTATGAAACCCAAAGACGTTTCAGGAATATTTGGACATTAAACTTTGAGATATGACTATAGAAGAAATTTTAGCTATGCCGGAAGTAGAGAGAAAAATCTACTATCTGAAAAAAGGACGAAAGGCCGAGCAACCAAACGCTCACGCTCTTTACAACGACTGGAATCCGAACAAGCATGAGATAGTGATAAATGAAGAAAAATATCCAAAAATCAAAATCACTACCCAGCCTGAGAAACGGATTACAGACCCAAAAACCGGGAAAGAATATGTTGAGCCGGCGGTCAGGAAAGAAGTTGACCCAAACAGGATTGCTCTTCCTATCGAGCAGGACATCGTGAACATTCAGACTGCCTTCACCGTGGGAACAGAACCGGTCCTTGATTGCCAGCCGGACCAGTCGGAAGAAAGCCTTCTTTCCACATTGAAGCAGGTGTTCAAGAAAAACAAGTTGAAATACCAGAACAAGAAAGTAGTCCGGGCATGGCTGGCCGAGCAGGAAGTGGCCGAATACTGGTATGTGGTGAAGGATGACGGCTTCTGGGCAAAGCTCAAACGAAAGATTTCAGGAATCTTCGGCAAGTCAAAGCCTGAGTACCGTTTAAAGAGTGCCATCTGGTCTCCGTTCCGTGGCGACAAACTCTACCCTTTCTTCAATGACCAGGGGGATTTAGTAGCCCTATCCCGTGAATATAAGAAAAAAGACCTGAACGATGTAGAGATTACCTGTTTCATGACCATTACCAAGGATATGGTTTACCAGTGGGAACTGACAAGCAACTGGACTGACAAAGGCTCATTTGCTCATGGATTCAAGAAGATGCCGGTGATTTATATGTACCGTCCGGAAGCATACTGTGAAAAGATAAAGAGCCTCCGTGTAAGACTGGAGAAACTTCTTTCAAACTATGCAGACTGTATCGACTACCACTTCTTCCCTATCCTCATGCTTTTTGGTAACGTGGAGAATTTCTCAGGTGAGTTCAAGAACCGTGTTGTCGAGCTGACCGGCCAGGGAGCAAATGCCCAGTATCTTACCTGGTCTCAAGTGCCCGATACGGTAAAATTTGAGGTGGAGACGCTGTTAAGTCAGATATACGGACTGACCAATACACCTAGAATCTCCTTTGACTCCCTGAAAGGTACAGGTAACGCCGTTTCCGGTGTGACTTTCGATTATGTGTTTATGTCCACCCACCTTAACGTAGAAAATCTGAACGAGATCGTCGGCGAGTTCATGCAACGACGTGTAAATTTCCTTGTCTCCGCGTTGGGTTCCGTGAATTCCACCCTTGAAGAAGCCTCCGAGACTATTGACGTGGATGTGCAGATGCAGCCATATAAACTGGAGGACATCAAAGACAAGATAGACACAGCTATCAAGGCCAAGGACGGTGAAATCTGGTCGCAACAGCGGGCCATCACCTTCGTGGGGAACGTGGATGCAGTTATGGATGAGATTGAAGCCATCAAGGAAGAGCAGGCTGAGAAACAGAAGAACGACATCGAGAAGCAGAAACAGCTTTCCTCTCTTAAAAGTGCTGGTAGCAAATCTGAAGAATAGAACAACCCAGTCAGAATATTTACGGGGATAATACAAAACAGAATGATATAAATCTAAAACATTGACTATTTGAATAGCGGTATCTTTCGAGGTATCGCTATTTTCTTTATCATAGTAAAAAACATGAATACTTCTTTGTAATTATTCGTTATTTTACTATATTTGCATCGTAATTAAGTCTTAAACGCTATGAGCTACAAATCAGTTAAAGACGTTGTAACGCTGCTTACTGAAAATGGCTTTTGGTTCGTGAGGCAGAAAGGCAGTCACATGGTTTACACTGATGGTAGCCATGTAGTGATTGTCCCCGACCACGGCAAGAAAGGCGTTGAGAAAGGCACTTATTACAACATTCTGAGGCAAGCGGGGCTAAAATAGCCCCCGCCTCTTTTGTTTAACGATAAAAAGGAGGTCAGTATGAAAACCGTAGAAGTGATTGTAGAACATGCTGGTAATAATCTTAGTGCCTATATTGAAGGTGCTCCGGTGATTACTGTCGGTAACGACGTAAAGGAAATCGAGAAGAACATGAAGGAAGCTGTTGAACTTTACCTGGAATCATGCAAGGAGATGAACATCGCTCCAGTGGAAATTTTGCAGGGAGAGTTCACATTGAAGTTCAAGATAGATGCTGCCACTTTCATCAACTATTACAGCAGTATCTTTACTAAAGCTGCTTTGAGCCGGATAACTGGAATTAATGAGCGTCAGTTGTGGCATTATGCGGCTGGAGTACACAAACCCCGTAAACAGCAGTTGGAGAAGATTCAGAAAGGTATTAACGCGCTGACAGAGGAACTGGCAGCTATAAATTTGTTATGATTATTAATTAAATATAATGGAGGATAGTACAATGAAAGCAAAAGATGTAAATCCAAGTAATTTTAAGGTTGAGAATGTTGTATTTGAAAATGATGATTTTTCTATAGCGATAGGTATTTGGGAAAATGGGGAAAGAAGAATGGCAATGAGATGGAATGGTTATGGAGATGATCCTGGATACCCTAAATTATTTAAAAACCCAGTCTGGTTCATCGTTGATGACTCTTTAATATTACCTTTTCTGAATGCTTTAAGGAACGTAAAAGATTCTGACAAAAAAGAAATAGAAGCAGCTATATTGAAATTTTAAAAGTATAATTGGATGATGATCTAGCGTGATTATTTAGGTAGTCACGCTTTCTTTTTACCTAAAAACGAACATTTCCCTAATTGTTTCGTATCGTTAGCCTTTAAATTTCCCCTTCCCTTTCTCTATAAGTAAATTTACCGTATGAAATTATTAATCAAACTCATACGGTATGACAATCTTTGAACAAATCTTGGCAGGACTGCAACAGAAATTCGCTGGGGTGGACACTGCCACACTCACCCGTATCGCCACAAAGAAGGCAGAGGGTGTAACGGACGAAACGAAGGTGACCTCCATCGTTGAGGGTATCTCATTTCAGGACGTGATGCAAAACTATGGTGATTTCCGTGCAGGACAGGCGCAGACTTCCGCTGTTTCAAACTACGAGAAGAAGCATGGACTGAAAGACGGGAAACCAATCGAGAATCCGAAACCAGAACCACCGAAACCAAACGACCCTCCAAAGCCGCAGGAGACAGACATCGCAAAGATGATTGCCGATGGCATTGCCGCCGGTATCAAGCCGTTTGCCGACAAGCTGGCCAAAATGGAGGAAAATGAAGCGCAGGCGCAGCGCAATTCTCAGATTTCAGCAGTGGCGAAGAAGTACGGTATTCCCGAATTTATGCTGAAAGACCGCAACATTCCTGAGAACACGGACTTGGATACTTATTTCAAGGACATGAAGCAGGATATGTCTAACAACGGGTTTCAGTTCTCCAAAGCTCCTGAGACTGCCGAACAGAAGCAGGAGAAAGAAGCGAGTGAGTTCGCCAAAATGATTGAGGCGGACACAAAATCTATTGTCGAACAACAAAACAAGTAATTTATGTCAGCAGGATTTAAGTACAACATGGAGCCTGAACCGTCCATCGAGGAACGCTATGATGTTTCTACCGGAGTAAGACGCAGAGGGCCTTACAAGCTGGATACGACCAACCTTGTCGCTGGTTCATTTCTTCCATCCTTCACTCCCATTGCCGCCGACTTAGTAAAGAAAACCGCTCAGGTGGCCATCCGTGTAGAAGTCTATGAAAAGTTTACCACCGGTTCCAATACCACTTTGAAGATCAAGAAAAACTCTTTGGCTTATGTGGGTATGCATCTGGGTAATGGTTCTCATGGAGCTACCATCAACAGTATTGACAAATCAGACAAAGCTTTCGATAAGTTGACGCTGTCTGCCGACTTTGGCGAAACATTGGAAGCTGGTACTGTACTCTATGAAGCTACAGCGGTAAGCGGCACAACTCCGAAAGTCATTGCTAACTCAGCCTTGTACGGAAGAATACAAGTAGAAGAAGGCATTGTATTAGTTGCTCTTTTGATGCGAGCATTCGAGATTGAGCCTACCAAATTGGTTATGCCTTTCTCTGACATTGACAAGGCCAACATGCCGCATTTCCAGTTCAACGCTCCTGACGTTACTCAAGGTGGAAAGGCTGTAGTTGCCAAAGCGTCTTCCAGTCAAGATGGCTTGATGAGTAAAGAAGACAAAGCTAAATTGGATGGTATCGCATCCCAAGCCAACAAATTCACTTTGTCTGCAGCAACATCTTCTGCTCTCGGAGGTGTAAAGCAAGGTGTTAAAGTAGATGATGCTACTGGGCAGGAAGATGCACATACAAAATTGAATGCCCTTCTGGCATCTTTGAGAACAGCAGGTGTAATTGCAAGCAAATAAAGAAAGGAGGTAAAACATGATGCTAACTATTCATACTCTGTTTAACGACCCCAACATCGTTAACGCCGTTATTCAGCGTGTCCTTCAGACTCGTAAGGATACAATCTACTGGCAGCAGTATCTTGATTTCCGTAGAACGACTACCCGTGTATTCAAGGACTACATCGGTCAGGTTACTGGAGTGATGGCCGGTTCTATCAACTCTCGTTATGGTGAGAAGCCTATCCGTGAACGCCGGAATATCGGCTCAGGATATGGTGAAATCGCTTATCTTGGCGATGCTTACCAGATTTCCATTGACCGCCTGTCCGAACTTCAGGACTTGATTGACAAGTTCAATGCAGCTAAACCTGCCGACCAGGTAGCAGCCATGCAGGAAATCGTGAACTTCATCTATGATGATTACCGTCAGGTACTTTTGGCAGCCCACAAGCGCATGGATATTATTGTAGGTTCACTTCTGATGACCGGAGAAGCAACAGTCAAGAATAAGGATGACAATGCCGGAGGCGTTGACCTTCTTAACATTGAATTGCCGTTCAAGTTCATCAAGCCTGATACTGGTGCGAAGACGAACTTCATCACCTATTTGCAGCAGCAGATTAATGCACTGAAAGCGGACTACGGTAATTTCCAGAAGATGATTATGTCACGAGGAACTTTCGTGAAGAATATCATCGGGTCGGCTGAGTTTGGTGACAAGTTCAAGATGCAGCTTACAGGAAATGAGATGTATCTTTCAACCGGGTTGATTACATCTCAACTGGCTTCCCAAGTGTTCACTGGCATCGGGCTTCCGGCCATTGAAATCAAGGAAGATTACGTAAAAGACCAGACCGGAAAGAACGTGCAGATTTACGCCGACGACCGTATCACCTTGCTTCCGCAGGATAAGGTCGGTTATATGCGTTTCCACACTCCATACGAAGCAGTGGACGGCGTACCGGGACGTAACTACACCCAGGCAGACGGTGATATGCTTATTTCCGGTTACAAGGACAAGAACGGTCGTTATCTGGAATACACCGCAGAGTGGATTCCTCAGATTACGAACCCGAACCTGATTGTGAATTTCGATTTGTCAACCATGAACGCATGACAGTAAACGACTACATATCACAGAAGTTTCAGACCTTCGGCATCAACTTGTCGGAGGCTGACCTTTTGGAGATAAGTTTGTCTTCAGAAGTAAGCGGAGAGGATGAGATGGGCCCGTCAAACATCGGACTTGTTTCAGTGGCTATGGCGAAGTTCATCCCCTCTCTATTACTCCGTGCCACTTCCATCAGTGAGAACGGTTTCTCTATGTCATGGGATACAAAAGGCGTAAAGGAATACTATTCTTTCTTGTGCAAGAAGTATGGTCTTGAAGACACGCTGTCAGATAAACCTAAAGTCAGATTCCTATGATATTTGCTCCACATACATTACAGGTTAAGGTCTTTACTCCGATGGAAACAGACGAGTTCGGCCGGCCCATTCCCGGAACCGGTGGAGAAAGCTGGCAGGACGTATGTAAGTGCCGGTGCGACGATAACTCAACCAAGGAGTTTACTTCGGAGAATGGCAAGGTGTACCGACCGAACTATCACGTAGTCTGTGAGAAGAAAACCTCACTGAAGGCTGGTGATGAGGTCAGATGTATGGATGGCGATAATATCCGTGGAACTGGCAAGGTTTACATGGTGAAGAATACAAACTATTTTGGTTACTCAGAGATATGGCTGTAAAATTTGATTTTTCGGACGTGGATAGCTTTTTCGAACAAGGCTATGCCGAGGTAAAAGCTGTTGAGGGTAAAGTCGGCAAGGAAGCTGTCGACTACGCTGTAAAGAACGGCAATTATCAGAATCAGACTGGCACACTCCGTAAGTCAAACAAGTATTCAGTTCAGGATGACGGTTTGGAGTTAAGGAATGAAGCCGAATACGCTTCTTTCGTGGAATCCAAAGGCTATGAAGTATTGACTGGTGCAGCCCTATTTGCTGAGAAACGATTGAAGGAGGAAATAAAATGATAGTAACTACCGACATTGCGAACATACTTTACCGTGACTGCCAGTCTTTCGGAATTGACATCGTTCCTCACGGAAAGAAGCTGACAGGCGAATTGAAGTCCGAAAGGATTGTCATTCACTCTAAGAAACAGCAGCCGGAAACGTACTGGAAGAAATCCTTCGTTGAGGTGAATCTTTGCGTTCCTGACTTAAAAGAAGGTGAAGCCAACACCATCCGGCTGAATGAACTGGAGAAGCAGGCGCAAAGTCTGTTTGACGGCGTAACCGGACGCTATGATGATACCACCTATCATTATTCTATCGAGTCAATCGGAACTGAGGAGGACACATCCTTAAAGTGTCACTATGTGAATGTAAGAATTTTGTTTGAAGTTTTAAATGTGAAATAATATGGCAGAATCAAAGAAAATCACAGCTGTAAATATCAAGAAACTTTGGTATGGCGAAACAAGTGCTATTTCTGCAGATGTTACGGGCCAGACCTTGCACACTCTTTTGCAAGGAGAAACACTGAAAGAAGTATCCAATATCCATCAGGATACGTGGACTTTTGAGGAAGCAGAGGCCAGCCGAACCAACTATAAGAACCAGCTTACTAATCAGACCTATCGCAGTGAAAAGGAAATGGGAGATGTCTCTGTGAACTTTACTATCGGTGAGTATGACTATCCGACAAAGAAGGATCTTATGGGTGGAGATGTCATCAATACCGACAAAGGTTGGAAGCGTACAAGGGGTAAGGTAAATATCGAGAAATGTATTGTGTTCATGACTGAAGATGACCAGTATTGCGTGATTCCCCGTGCTGACATAGGTGCCCGTGAATCAACAACGGATAAAGCCATCGGTATTCCTGTAAGTGCGGTGGAACTGGAACCACAAAATGCAGAAGTTGCACCGGAATACTGGTTTGACTCATCTGAAGTAACAGCAGGTGCTTAATGCCTATCCAATAGGTAGAGATTGAATTCCATAACAGGGGTGGGCTTTATGGCTTCACCCCTTAATTTTTATCTTTTATCAGAATGAATCAAGGAGCAAAAATAGTAACTGAATCCATTATCGGAAGTGATTTCAGAACGGTGTTTGTCGCTGGGAAAGCCTACACGGTCTACCCTCCTACTATCAACAAACTGGCCGGAGCAATCTCCCATTTGTCAGGTGTACAAGAAGCAGACAATTTGAAAGAAGTTCTTCTCTCCCTGGGAGAAAGTGAGGCCTACAGCAGGGCTCTTTCCTGGCTGATAGCTGGTGACGAAAACTTGAGTGAAGAGTTAGCCAAAGGAACATACGAAGAAAACGTAAATGCTTTAGATGAAGCACTCTCTATGATTGACTCAAAGGTTTTTCTCAAAGCTGTCAGCTTGGCGAGGAACGTAAGTCTACTGGCAGCGAAACCGAGGTTGTAGGCAATGAAACTCTCTTGGGGCAGATTGCATCGTTCATGGAAAATCTGCATCTGTCATACCGAGAAGTGGTCTATGAGATACCATACAGGAATTTAGTATTAATGCAGCGTGACAAGCTCCATGCAGTTACCGGAACCAAGGTTACAAAGGTGAAGGGTAAGGATATGGCTTCACGCAGAAGAAGAAACAAGAAATAGATATGGCTCTATTAGAATGTTAAAAAGCAACAGAAACGTTACTTTTTTACGTTACAAAGCTTGCTTAATAGTAACGAAAATGTTACCTTTGCATTGTCAATTAAAAGTTCTTTGATTTATGAAGTTTTCAGAGTTTTACAAATTGATTGAGTCAGCAGGCTGGACAATCGAAAAGGGAAAGAAACATCACAAGTATGTTCATCCCGACTTTGACTACTTTATCCCTGTAGGCAGACATCCAGCCAAAGAGATACCTAAAGGTACTCTTGACAGCATGATGAAAAAGGCGGGGTTAAAGAAGTAAAAGAACAGCACCCACTTCGGTGGGTGCATTTAATTGACAAAACTTAAAATACACGATTATGAAGAAGATTCAGGCTATTATTGAAAAAGCAGATGATGGAGGAATTTCTATCTATTCTGAAGATGTAAACGGTGCGTATGGCTTTGGGCTTACAGAACAAGAAGCGAAAGAGGACTTTGTTTCTGTTTTAGAGGAACAGGCAGAATATTACAAAGAAAAACATGGTGAATTTCCAAGTTGGTATAAAGCTGGCTATTCTGTGGAGTATGTGTATGACTTAAGTGGATTTTTTGAAGCGTTCCCTTTTATTAATGCAAGTAAGTTTGCAAAGGAAATAGGTATAAATGAATCTGTAATGCGAAAGTATAAAGGAAAGATAATTACAGCATCAGAAAAGCAAAGAGCTATCATACAATCAAAATACAATGAGATACTTAAAAGAATGGCAAATGTCAAGTTTTGATATTCCAGCCGTGAGGCTCTGATATAAATTAAAGAACAAATTGACAATCGGGCGCATCATAATGGTGCGCCTTTTTTGTTCTATTCCGAGATGGAGTCTAATTATTCAAAAATAGAAGTTAAATTACACGACAATTGCCAAGTTGTTTCGTTTTTGATTTCAAAAAGTCTGAATACTATTTGCTTATATCATAATTTTAAGCATTAATATTTAGATTTTTATTTATGGCAACACTCGTATTCCGTGTATCAAGTGACTGGGAACAGGTCGTAAAGCTAAGACAAGAATGTGAAAAGCTGGAAGCCCAACTCAAAAAGATGGACGTGAACAAATCTCCGGCAGCGGCAAGGGCTTTGGAAACCCAATTGGCATCTGCTCGCCAACAAATGATGGGGCTGGTAACCGAGGCGGCTAAAGTTGGAGCTACAATGGAGCGTGATTTCAAAAATGGAATTTACAGCGCTTCACAAACAGTAAACAACCTCTCTGCAAATATTACTTCACAAAGGGGTGTCATTAGGCAATTACAAAATGAGCTTACTTTATTGAAAGAGAAATACCGAGAAACTGTAAAGTCGGGTGGTAATACCAGCGGTATGTCGGAGCAGATAAAAGCTCAAACCGATAAGTTAAGGGAGCAGAAAGATATTTTGTTTGGACTTACTCAACAGCAGGCAGAAGCCCGTCTTTCAGTAAAGAGACTGAAGGATGAATATGCAGCTTTTAAGGAAGAAGCCGGCGAAACGGTCGAAGCAAATGAAAAGATGTCCGTTTCCTTAACCAAAGTACTTGGTGTAATAGGTGGAGTAACTGCCTTGAAAAACTTTGCCACAGAACTTGTCAATGTACGAGGACAATTCCAGCAGCTTGAAATTGCTTTTTCAACCATGCTGAAAAGTAAGGAAAAAGCAGATAAACTGATGTCGGAACTGGTGGATATTGCCGCAAAGACGCCCTTTGACCTTCAAGGGGTGGCATCATCTGCCAAGCAAATGATTGCTTATGGCTCGTCAGCCGAGAATGTGGGTGATGAGCTTGTAATGTTGGGGAATGTAGCCGCCGGTGTTGGCTCCCAGCTTAGTGAAATAGCCTATCTCTATGGCACATTAAGGACGCAAGGAAGGGCCTATGCTGTCGATATTCGTCAGTTTGCAGGACGTGGTATTCCCATCTACGAGGAACTGGCAAAAGTGCTTGGTGTGACAAAAGATGAAGTTTCCGGTTTAGTAAAGGAAGGCAAGGTAGGATTTAAAGAAGTAGAACAGGCCTTCAAAAATATGACTAGTGAATCAGGAATCTATTATAACCTGATGCAAGAACAGTCTAAGTCTCTTACAGGTCAGTTGAGTAACCTTGGAGATGCTTGGGATACAATGTTGAATGAGATTGGAAAAGATACTCAGGGAATTGCTTCTGCAGGTATTTCAGGATTGAAAGGTCTTATTGAGAACTATGAAACTGTTGGTAAGATTTTGATAGGACTGATTGCTACATACGGGACATATAAAACCGCTCTTATTGTAGTGCGAATAGCTCAGGATACATTAACGGCCAGAATGGAACTTGCAATACTGGTTACTAAAGCTCAAACGATAGCCCAAAAGGCTTTGAATACGGTTATGAAAGCTAACCCGTATGTACTGGTAGCTACGGTTCTTGCCGGGCTTGTTGCTACTATGTGGGCCTTTCATGACAGCACAACCGCATCGGAAAAGGCACAGCAAAAATTCAATGAAGAACAAAAGAATTTTGCGAATCAGGAAGAGGTACGCAAGAAAAAGATAGAAGAGCTGATACGCGTTATCCAAGATGAGACAGAAACAGAGTTTTCAAAGATAAAGGCCTATGAGGAACTGCAAAGGTATTCTCCTGCACTTTCTTCTGCTTATACCCGTGAACAACTGGCTGTACTCAATCTTGCAGAAGCAAATAAAGAACTGAATAAGGAACGAGACAAGAACAGTTATGAAAACATACTAAAGAATATACAACAATGGGAGGAGAAAATAAAATCATTAAATGCTTCTTTAAAAAATGCCGGGCAAGGTGCCCCATTAATTGCTTCACAAATAGAATCAGCAAAAGCAAATCTTAACAAGTGGGAATCAGCCCTGAGCGAATATAATCGACTGAAAAAGGAAACAGAGGAAAACTCGAAACCTGTAGAAGTCAAGCTAATGGAAGCAAGAAGTAATCGTGAGCAGATTATACGCGAATACAATATAGCAAGACAAATATTGCAGGAAGAGCAAGAAAAAATTAAGAATTTTCCTTTTGCAACAATTCCTATTGACGTTCAAATACGGTTCAATAATGCGCAAGCAGCGCTAAAAGGGATTGACGGCACCATATTTGGCCTGGAATCGCAAAGGGAAGCATCGGAAAAGTCGTATCAGCAAGCATATAAAGAAGCAAAAGCTGTTTACGAAGCAAAATTAAAGGCTGTAGAGGATGCTAAAAAAGGTACTGAGTCAGCCTATAAGAAAGCTGTAGAAGAGTTGGAAGCGGCAGAAAAATCATATAAATCGCTCGGTGGTATAACAGGAGACACTCTGGCCAAACAAGAGAATGATGCGAAGAAAGATGCCGAGCGACAAAAGAAAGAGCAGCAACAGGTTGCAGAAGAACTCCTTCAGCTTCGCAGGACCAATCAGCAGGAAGAAATCAACCTGATGGAAGAAGGTTCTGAAAAGAAGCGCAGACAGATTGAGCTGGATTACCAGCGAGAAATCGATGAAATTAGGAAACAGCGCAAAAAATGGGAAGATGCGCAAGGAGGAAAGCTTACGTCTGAACAGCGGGAAGTATTAGGAAGTCGTGCGTCTAATGCCATGACGTCGCGTGAAAAAGGTCTGGCCGAAATTACAGAAACTGAAAATCAAGCTGCAATCGAGGCCAACGAACGTTACCTGAAAAGCTATGGTACATTTATGCAGAAACGTGATGCAATCATAGCCGAGTACACCCGTAAAATCTCAGAGGCCACTACTCAGGGAGACAAGGACATACTCCAAAAAGAAATGGATAAGGCACTCTCCTCCCTTGATCTTGAGAAGCTGAAACAGGGAATCAACTGGGAACTTATCTTCGGTGACTTGGACAAGGTATCCAAAAAGTCCCTGAACAAGGTAAAGCAGCAGCTTAGGGACTTCAAGAACTCCGAAGAATACAAGAATATGGCTGTTGACCAGAAGAAGGTCATTGACGAGGCTTTAAGCAACATCCAGTCAACCCTTATCGACAAAGGAGGATTGCTGGCCGACCTACCCGAACAGTTAAGCGAATTGGCCAAGGCACAGGAAGAACTGTCACAAGCTCAGGAGGAATACAACGAAGCCATGAGAAGCGGAACAGATGAACAGAAGGAAGCGGCCACGAAGAAACTGAATGATGCCCAGAAAAGACAGCAGAACGCTCAGGTCAATGTACAAAAGTCAACAGATAAAACGACAAGCAACCTTGTCACATTGTCGAACGTCATTACCCAGCTTGGTTCAAATTCTGAAATTTCACTCTCTCAGGTCGGTGATTTGGCCGGAAATATAGTAGACATATTTGCAGAAGAGAGCGAGAAACTTGGAGGTATAATTGGAGCTGCATTTTCTCTTTTAGATGCCATCGGGACACAGGGGTTGGATGGTTTCGTAGGTAACATATTCAGTAGTGTCTTTAAGTCTGTAGGTGGAATATGGGATACCCTGACTTTCGGCGGATTCAGCAAACTCTTCGGTATTGGAGGAAACGAAAAAGAGGTGCAGGATACCATCAACAGACTCACGGACAGAAACGAAAAGTTGCAGTCTGCCATCGAATCCCTTACAGAAGAAATGAAGTCCAGCAAGGGAAGCGAGAAATCCGTAGCAGAGTACAATAAAGCCATCAAGTATCAGGAGGAATACAACAAGAATGTCCTTTCAAAAGCGCAGGCCAATGCTGGCTATCACAGTAAACATCATAGCTGGGCCTATTACATGGGCTGGTCGGAAAGTGACATACAATGGATTCGGGAAAATGTCATGGCAGAGTTCACAGGTACAGATTCCTTGTGGCAGATGTCTCCGGAGCAGATGGACTTATTACGTCAGAATGTAGACTTGTGGCAGAAAATGGCTGATTCAGGGAAAGGAGGCTATGGAAATAGTGTCGTTGATGCGCTAGGTGAATATGCAGATCTGGCCGGAAACCTCGAAGAACTGAAAGAGGGCCTTTTCGAACAGCTTACCGGAATAAGTTTTGATTCCATGTATGACAGTTTCATAGATACTCTCATGGATATGGATGCCTCGGCGGAAGATTTTGCGGATAACCTATCCGAATACTTTATGCGTGCCATGCTTTCAGATAAAATCGGTAACATGTACAGCCAGAAGCTGGAAGACTGGTGGAACAGATTCGGTGAAAGTATGAAGGACGGAAACCTGAGTGAGAGTGAACGTAATTCACTCCAAAACGAATATATGGGGTACGTGAATGAAGCATTGAAACTACGGGATGAACTTGCCGCAGCTACCGGATACGACAAGGCTGGCAGCAGCTCCCAGCAGTCGGCCTCCAGCCGCGGATTCGGTACAGAAATGACGCACGAGGATGCCGGGGAACTGAGTGGGCGGTTTACAGCCGTGTATGAGTCCAATCTTCGTATTGAGACGGCAGAACAGCAGCAAACGGTAGCCATTACCGAACTGCGAGGCTCCATCGGTTCCTTGACATCACAAGTAACCGGTCTGTACAACATCGCCGACGAGACACGTACCATCCTGGCCAATTCCTATTTGGAGTTACAGCAAATCAGAGAGAATACTGAAGACTCAGCCAAATACTTGAAAGATATTAAGGCAGATATTTCAGAAGTGAAACGTAATACAGCAAGACTATGACAGGAGATTTATTTATTAACGGGAAGGATGCCTGGAGCACATGGGGTGTCCGCATGGGCGACGGTTTTCTCGATGCTATCGACGGATTCAATCAGATGAAAGACTACATCGAAGATGAGAGCCGTCTGGAGCATGGGAAGCGAATGATAACCGACAATGCAAAAGTAGCATCGCGTGAAATCACTCTCCAGTTCACCATAGAAGGAAACTCAGAAGGCGACTATCGGACAAAGAAGAAATCTTTTCAGTCAGAACTGGAGAAAGGAACCGTAAACATCAAAATCCCAACTCTTGGAAACGAAGTCTACAAGCTGGTTTACCTGGGTAAGAGCATTTCTTACGGGTTGAGTATTGACAGGTGTTTCGGTAAGGTTTCAAGTAAGTTTTGCGAACCGAATCCAATGGATAGAAGCGAATAACGAACATTTCCTTTATTGTTTCAAATGGAAGTCCGGATTTTTAGGGCTTCCATTTTCTATTTATGAACTTTGGGGATATGATTGAAATTAAGGACATATCCGGAAAGACAAGATTCTCCACCCCTATCAACAAAGGGGCGAAGGGAAAGTTTACACTGATGAAAGAGGACTACATCGTTCTCCCATTCTCCGTGCCTGAACCGATATATTTTAAACTTGGAGACTATGTAGACCTTTCTGGGGTTCTGGATGATTCTCTGGGCGGATTACTTTCAAAAGTATATGAGGTAACTGACTTGCAGAAACCTTCTTTCAATGCTTCTACCGCTGGATATGATTATGAGCTGAAACTGGATGCTTACTACTGGAAGTGGAAAAACAAAATTTTCAAATACACTCCTGAACATGCTGGATATGAAGCGTCATGGTCTCTCACCGCAGCCCTTGATGTACAGCTTGGTGTGTTCTTACGTAACCTGAAAGCTTTGGGATATACCTATAAGGGAAAAGAATTCGTATTTGAAATAGATTCAACAGTAGAGAATAAGGCAGTAGCAATGACGTATGACAATATGAATCTGCTGGATGCCTTATTCTCAATGGCGGGTGAGGATAAGTGGAACTGTGATTGCTGGATAACGGACAACGTAATTCATTTTGGGCGAAACGAATTCGGTGATGCCGTCAAAATAGAGTTAGGGGTTGAAGCGTCTGCCATGACTCGCAGTGAGAGCAAAGGCACTTATGCCACCCGCATTTATGCATTCGGATCTACAAGAAACATACCTGAGAACTACCGTTCCATTGAAGAGCAGACGGTAGTAAACGGAGTTGTGCAAAGACGACTTATGCTTCCCGCTGGTACGCCATACATAGATGTGTATCCTGACATGAGCCAGGAAGAAGCAATTGAAGACATCGTGGTATTTGACGAGGTATATCCCCGACTTGAAAGTACGATGTCAAGTGTATCTACGAGGACGGAAACCGTTACAAATGAAGACGGAGGTCAGGAAACCGTGACTTACTATCGCTATCGTGATACTGGCCTGAATTTCTCCAAGGACTACATACTTCCGGGACAAGAGCTGACAATTATCTTTCAGTCCGGCAAAATGAATGGATTGGAGTTCGGTGTTATTTTTGACCCGGACAACAACGGAAGCCAGCTTTGGGAAATTGTCCGCAGCGAAGACTACGGACGTCCATTGCCGGATGATACCATATATCCTGAAAATGATGACAAGTATATCCTTTCCGGTTTTGATCCAAAGTTTGTTTCTGTACAAATGATTCCGGACGCGGAGCAGGAACTGAAAGAGAAGGCACAGAAGATAGCAGACCAGCGAAAAAAGGACGATGGTACATACTACACTACCCTCCGGTCAGAATGGGTTAATGAAGACAAGCTGAAACGCTTTTTCGAGTTCGGGCAAAAGATAAACCTGGTCAATAAAGCCTTTTTTGAGAATGGCCGTGAAAGCCGTGTTCTCGGATGGGAGTTTAACCTTGACATTCCATGGGATTCTCCGGTATATACTATTGGGGAAAGTATGCCCTACTCTCGCCTTAATGATGTGGAAGAGAAACTGGAGTCGATTACGTATAAAGGGCATACTTATGTTGGAGGCGGAGGAAGTAGCATATATGTGATTAAGACCAATGATTCTACTGCCCCATCGGACAGTAACGTATTTTCGGCAAAACGGTCACTTGCAACATTATTGAGAAAGGACAAGGAAGACCAGACAAACTATCTCATTAAGCTTCTTGGCGGTATCATATCTCCTTTCCTGGAATCAATTGACTTCGTGACTGGTATGATGGGTGCTGGTATGTCATTCTCTTCAGAAAAGGGCGGCGAGTCTGTCGGATGGATTGACAAACTGTACGTGCGCAAGAAAGCTATCTTCCAGTTACTTTCAATAATGGAGACCGAGCTGGCCGGAGCTTCCTTCATGTTCAACGCCAGCGGAGCACGGGCTACGATTACTAAGGTCGAGTTTATAGAAAAAAAGGGAATTCGTTTCAGGGATGGTAAAGAAGTCAAGTTCTCAGACGGGAAAAGAGGTTACTCATCTCCTGGAACTTATGGTTCTGTTTATCGCTGTTACTTCCTTGCAGATGATGGTGAGAAAGCCATAGAAAATCGTTTTAAGCCAGGGAATTTAGTACGCTCACAGTCCTTTAATATTAAGGAAGGCGCGTATGACGGCGTATCCAATCACTATTGGTGGCGTCTGGTGGAAAATGTTGGTGATAACTGGATAGAGGTATCCGTGAATCATTGTGACGAAGGCAGCGATATACCCAAAGTGGGTGACGTGATGGTACAACTTGGAGACATAGCCGACCCGGACTATCAGGCTGCAATCGTGTTGTCTGCATACGGAGACGGTGCGCCTTCTCTTACCTTCTATCAGGGGATAAGTTCTTACTCCCTCTCCGGGAAAGATATAGTTTCAATCGGATATGATCGTCTAACTAAAGAAGGATACTTTAATGTTTATGGAAAGACATATATCGGTAATAGGGACAAGACAAATTATATCAGACTTGCTTCTGGAGAAATAGAGGTACGTGCAGCAAGAATATTGTTGTCAAATGGTGAAAGCGTTGTAGATGTAGCAGAGAAAAATATCTCAATTAAACTTGGTGCTACGGGTATTGACATCGAAAAAAATGAGATTGTTATTTCTTCAGATAAGTTTAAAATTAAAAGTTCTGAAGGGAAAGGAATAGCCGTGTTTACGGTTAAAAATGGGAAACCATTTCTTCTTACAGAGTGCATAGATGTAAACTCGTTAAAAGTGAAACATCTGGATGGTGCGGACGGTACATTTTCGGGTGAACTGAAAGCCGCTAAAGGTACTTTTTCCGGAACAATATCTGCCGATGGTGCTAAGATTGGAGGTTTCACTATAGACAACGGTTCCTTGAATTGGAAGGGAAGGGATTTTTTCGGCAATGATAGCAGGAGTATACGGATTGGTGTTCCTACGGATGATAACAGTGGTATGATTGACATAAATTTCAATGGTGCGACTGACGGGAAATTTGGGGTTAAAGTAATTGGAAGCAATGACGGTGGAGCATGTATCTATGCTTCAAGGAACGGTACTAGCAAGCCACATAGTTCTAATACTTATGCCGGATATTTTGACGGAGGAGTACATGTAAACGGAAATCTTTATACCAATACGATATTGTCTAATGAGTTCGGTACCGGATGGTCATTGCAAGCCGATGGATCATATACATACAAAAAAGGAGCAACGAGAACAATATCATGGACTATACAGAATGGTTCGATACCTTCAACGTATAAACCGGTTTTTGAAAATGGAATTTTAGTTGATTAATCATGAAAATAGATTTTAAGAAATTTAAGAAGTACACGAAGATAGATAAATCCGATTTCGTGGAGATTGATGTCAGAGAAATGTTTGCAGATAACATTTACAATGTGACAGGAGTTGGTATTGCTGATTTAAAATTAGCAGAAAAAATTTTTTCCAGCGATGACGATACCGAATTTTCAGATGATGAAGTTAGCAGGGTAAGACATCATGCAGCGTCGCTTCTTCCATGGTTTCTTGCTGGGCTTGATGATGCAATAAGATAATTATATAACATCATTAATAACTATAAATTAAAAACAATTATGGCAGCAGAAGAAGATTTTGTATTAAGCTTTACAGGTGAAGAAACTGACAATCTATTGAAGCATACAGAAAGTATAAAGAATCAGACAACGGCAGATGACGGTGAAACGGTACAGGTGTACGATACAAACGGCGTTCCGCATAAAGTGTCGAAAACGGAACTGCTGAAGAAGTCTACACTGGCTCTCCCTGCTTTGGAAGACATATCCAGTTTTGTCGCTATTAACGCAGCCGGAAATGCTGTTGGGGTAATGACAAAAGATCAGGTTGCGTCAGTTCTGGCGGAACTTATTGGAACGGCTACTTTAAAAAATGATGGATTAATGTCAAAATCAGGTTTCCTGAGTGCCATTGGATTAAATTTGGAAGGTGATGCCAATAACGTAAATAACGGAGTTTATAAATTTGACTCACAACAGGGCAATATGCCCGTGAATTATGGCATATTAGTTGCATTTTCTTGTGACGGATGGATTCGTATGCAATTATGTGCAGGTGGAGATAATGGATTAGCATATATAAGAATGCATTATAATAGTTGGACATCATGGAAACAACTATAACATTAATTTCCGAAGAGAATACTTCAGCTCGATAGAAGAAACATTCCCAGCCTTGTATGTAATCTTATATTTGTCAGTTCCGGTTCTGGATACCTCTATCGTAACGTTGCTCGTGTAGCTATATTCAGACAGCTTAGTTACACCAGCAGCATATATAGAAGCCCATGCCAATATATACGTGGCTAAATACTCCGTATTACTAGCACTAGCACGAATTGAAAGTAAATATATACTTGCCGTGTTAGTTTCTCTTATTTCAACGGATTCCCCAACTTGAAGTATTGTTGTTACCGTGCTATTAATTCCAATAAGTTCCTCCAGGCAGATTTAGCACTGGCGGAACTTATGAATGGAAATAACTTGTTTCCATTCATGGTAAAAGATTTTTTGTATATAACAAACAGAAATAGTATTGATGAACTTAACGATGTTGTGGAGTCCGGCATGTATATGATTATTCCAGGTTCGGATACCTACGGAACTCTGTTAGTTTTTCAAGCAGGAGTTGGAGCTGCTGGAGCAACTGTCCAGCGTTACTTTCATCCTTCAGGATTAAATATTACAAGAATTAAAAATTCAAATAGCGAAAATTCTTGGGCTCAATTATAACTCAATCCACCCTCTCCATGTACCGTCCACCTTTGCTCTCCAATATCGTTTAATTGGATACATCGAGAATGCTTCCTGATACATATAGGCCGGAGAAGCAGGGTAAGTTTTAACTATGAATGTAGCATTGTTCTCTAAAATATTTCCATTGTATATATCAGTAGACAGAATATCTATATCATCTATGTTGGACACTCCAGAATTATCACCCTGGCTGAATTTAGCAGCGGGGTGAAGCCCCGATTTTTCTAATGTTGCAATCCCAATAAGTTCCGCCAGGACTTATGGGTATGAATGAAAACAACTGAAATAAAGAAAGCTGTATTGAAAATTATTTGAGTGGTAGAAATTGGGTAGAAAATAGTAACTAGCTTGCTTATTCTACCCGGCTTCTACCAACTTACTGACAAGGCGTGTCAGTCGATTTGAAACCTTTTATTCTTTGTTCGTTTTTATATCATTTACCTTCGCTGAAAAAGGATGGTAAATGAGTAGTTTTGTGTGTGAAATAGTAGTTACGCCCATGAGCGTGTTCCATTAAGTTGGGATGCGCTTATGGGCATTTTTTGTTTAATCTAAAACCTTAGTAAGATGAAAAGATTCGTTTTCATGATGGTCGCACTGCTGATGTGCGTAGTGAGTGTTTTCGCGGAGACTTCCGTTAGTGTAGAACCTTCCGTTCCGGAGTTCCTGACCGGATTTGCCAGCTTCACCGGGCTTGTTACGGTCGTGGTTCCTGCTGTAGTAGGATTTATCGCTTCGAAGCTATCCAATCCTATGAACAAGTGGGTGACTATGTGGGTGACAGCAGTTGTCGGTATGCTTGTTACTTTTTTCAGCTGGTGGATGAATCTCGGTTTTCCTCCTGCAGATGCAAGTGTCTGGGTTGTGCTGATTGATGCGTTATTTGTCGCCCTGGCATCTACTGGTATCGTGTCGGTTGTAACAAGTGAATGGCTGTCCAGGTTGTTCGGTGGTAAGGTAAATAAGGAGTGATGCAGAACCTTATAACCGTCATAGCCCCGCAGATTCTTGTTGCCGGGGCTTACTCCTTTGTAGGAGAGATAAGAAGCGTTGTCTTTGAGCTTCGCTGGATGCTGGTCTTCATTGTAGCCATGATTATAGCGGATTTTGTCCTTGGTATCATTGACAGCGTGGTCAAGCGAGGAGAGGATTTCCGCTTTTCCAGAGCAGGCCGCCGAACGATGTGCAAGTTCATCGAATATAATTCGTATTTAGTGTTGGGATTCGGTTTTGGTGTTGCTATTCTCCAGCCTGTAGGTATTTGTTCCTATACGACATCGTCAATGTGCGGACTGGGGATAGCTATTGTATTTGAATTTGATTCAATCATGGAACATGTATGTGAAATTCACGGAATCAAGAACAAGGTTTCCATTAAGCGCCTGCTGGTGGGCTACATTAAAAAGAAGTACACAACGGCTGGCGAAATTATCGAAAAAGTTACAAAGGATGAAGAAGACAGATAGACGCCTGATAGCGGAAATCATCTACTCCGTAATCATAATATTACTTATGACAATAAGTTTCATGACCTAGTTGATATGAGAAAGATAAGGATAGGGAAAGATATATACTTCACCTGGCAGATACTCACGAACAAGGAGCCTGTTCCACTGGAAGGAAGGGACTTGAAACTCATGCTGAAGAATCCTCTAGGCAGATTTCTCGATTTCCATTTTGAGATATACCAGGGAAACAAGCTGAAATTTACTTTTCATGGAACAGACCACAAACACCTTGGTACGTATTCGCTGACTTTGTGGGAGAACTATGGTAAGGAAGGACAGACTGCCGTTGACATGTGTGAGGCTTTCAGGCTTGTTGCAACAACTTGTGAAGAGGACAGCATAAGTGTCCCTAACCTTGAAATGGCCACCGTCAACCTTGGTGCTTCTTCCATTGACATATCAACCGGTGGAAGCATTCCCATTCCCGATGCGCCAAAAGACGGGAAGATATACGGCCGGAAGGATGGAGAATGGGAGGAGATAACAGAAGCAGTATGGAATGAAGAAACAAACAGTTAAAATCAGACTTTTATGGCAACAACAAAATTAAAATTCTACAGGGGCTTAAAGGCCCGTTATGATGCAGCGTCAAAACATCTGGATGCTATCTATTTTGCAACCGACACCAAAGAACTGTTGATGAACGGTGTGAATTATGGAGGAAGCGGTGTCACAGATGTCAGTTTTGACAAAGGCAGCAATAAACTTATCGTTACCAAATCATCAGGCAAGACCGAATATGATCTGACGGAACTCATCAGGTTCAAGACATCATTGCCAGACAGCCTTGCCACTCCTTCGAAACTGGGAGGTCTTCCGGCTGGGACAAAGGTCGAGACCTTGAAGACAAAGACGCTGAGCCAGATTTTCGAGGATATTCTCTTTGAGGAAATCCAGCCGACGGTACAGGCACCAAGTGCAACAATATCATTCAAGTCTCCTTTTACCGCCAACAAGATTCTGGAGGTTGGTGAAAGCGCACCTACCTCAGAACAGATTCAGACAGGATTTAACCGTGGTAATTGTACGGTTGTTGGCCAGGCAAACAAGAACCGTGCAGGAGAACTTATCTCCGATGACCAGTCTTTCATCTATGTAGGAAACAGTACAAGCAACAAGACATTGCCGACGAAAGTTACACTCGGTACGATGCAGTACAATTACCAGGCTCATCATGGCGCAGGTGACACCTTGCTCACTTCAAAAGGAAACAAGGCGACCGTGTCCCCTAATCCGCTTCCTGAAGGTACTGTGAAATCAGGTGCTGTCTACCTTTATGGTACCTATCCGTTTTACTGTAATGGTTCTTCAGCTTCTACCTCTGCCGGAGATACCAATTTCCCGTCTGCCGCAGCTCCTGATACAAAGCTTCCGCTGCAGAAATGGACTGATACATTAATTGGAGCGAAGTTTGCTTCTGAAGCAGCAACCGGAACCCGCCTTGAATTCTACTTCCCTTCAGAAAAGAATGTATCAAAAGTCGAGTTCTATAATACGGTGTCCGGAAAGTGGGAAGTCTTCGGAACGGACAAGTACACCGTATCTGATGCAGGAAACAAGACCGTACAAAGTGTTCAGATTGCATACAAGAAGCTGACAACGACAGGTGCCATGTCCGGTGCATTACAACTTCGCTTCACAGTTTCCGATGCCGGGAAAAAACTTGTAGACGAGCCGGACACATATAATGGCGAGGAAATTACGGATGAAGTGATAGCCATGCTTGCACGAAACAGCCGTGAAGTTCCCTTTGCCATGCCGATGAACAATGTCATGCCGATGGCTTCGACAACAGGAAACCGTCCTGCGGGTGTTGCTTCCTTTGCCGTGAACTTTGAGCCTGGAGGACAGGCGCCACTGGATGCCCGTCAGCTTGTTCCAAACAAGAAAGACCTTATTGCCGCAGCTACCTATTCAGGAAAGAATACTTATAACGGCATGTTGGTCGTTGTTGGAGATAACGGGGACGGCAAACCGGCTCTGTATGTCCTGAAGGACATGACAAAGATTACCCAGGCTGATTATGGCGGATGGATTCGTCTTGACGTCGGTGCACAGACACTCATCCAGATTATCAATGACCTCACAACGGGCGGGACTAATAAGGCACTTTCCGCCGAGCAGGGTAAAGTTCTGAAAGGTCTGGTTGACACACTGACAAACAAGGTCAACGCGCTTGGTGCCGTATATGTGCCAAAGGGTACTCTGGCAGACCTTAGTGCCCTGAAAGGGGTGGCTTCTGTATCGAAAGGCCACGTATATAACGTTACGGCAGAAGTTACCCTGAACGGCAAGAAATATCCGGCTGAAACGAACTTCGTCTACATCGGAGAAACGGCCAATCAGGCAAGTGTGGAAACCAACTGGGATTCCTTGGGTGGTACGGTCGATTTGACAGCGTATGCAAAGAAAGCTGACCTCGAAGGATTTCTTACCGAAGAGGATTTGGCTGGATATGCCAAGGCTGTAGATGTGGCGAACACCTATGCCACAAAAGCTGCACTGAGTGAGGCTATCGAAGGGCTTTCCTCCACTTATGCGACCAAGGCTGAACTGACCAGCTATGCAACGAACGAGACTCTGAAGCAGTATGCCACTAAACAGGATCTTGATGATGCGTTTGCATGGAATGAGGAAACCGAGTAATAATATGTGGGGGCTTTGTATCAGAGCCCCCCATAAATCCCAATGACATGGCGAAAAAGAGATTCAACAATTATTTGAAATATGCCACCTTCAAGAAAGAACTGGAAGCCGGTAACATATTGCCTGATTCCGTTTCCTACATCAAGGAGATACGGGCTATCTATACCCATGGGGAATATTATGGCAATGGCTGCATATCCAGCGTGAATGCTGGTACGGGTGAGGTCAGTGCCGAGCTTCTTCCGAACGTGTTCCATGTGTTCGGAGAAGTATCCGTACTTAACGTCACATTTGGAAAAGGCTTTCCAGGCATCGCCAATGAGTACATGTTCCAGTTTTCAAGTGGTGTTACGCCTACCGTCCTGAATCTTCCTGAAGGTGTGAAATGGATAGGAAGCAGTGTTGTCAGGGCCAACAGGACGTATCAGGTAAGTATTCTTAATAATATAGCTGTGATGGGAGGTACTTTATGAGTCTGTTAAGACGCAGATTGCTTATACTGGCGGCCATGAATAATGGACTGCCTAATATGCCGGTTCGCTTTAAGACCGGCGAAAGGGCTGTATTCAGTGACGGGAAGCATGGATATTTCTCAATGGACAGAAGATTTGTTCGTGATAAGAACATGTCACGAATGTATTTCAAAGAAGGGAAACGGATTAGCGTGCTGAAGAAAAGAAACTGAACTAAACTAAAATAAAATAGGAGTGCCACTGCACTCCTTGTAATAAATTTTTTATTAACCATCCTACCATTGGTAGAACTCCACAAATATAGATGTAATTTTATTATGAACAAAATAGATTCAATAATAATTCACTGTTCAGCCACACGTGCTGGGCTGGACATTGGTAAGAAGGAAATCACTCAGATGCACCTGCAGAAAGGATTTTCTACAATTGGTTATAATTACGTTATCCGGCTGGATGGTACGGTAGAAGTTGGCCGTTCGCTCACTATTGACGGGGCGCACTGTAATAGCAAGGGATTCTCAGGTGTGTCGTACAACAAACATTCAATCGGTATCTGCTATGTGGGTGGACTGGATGCAAACGGAAAGGCAGCCGATACCAGAACGCCGGAACAGAAGAAGGCGCTGGCAAAGCTGATTAAGGAACTCTGTAGCAAGTATGAAATTGTGGAAGTTTTGGGGCATCGTGACACATCGCCGGACCTGGACGGAGATGGAATCGTTGAACCTGAAGAATGGACAAAGATGTGTCCTTGCTTCGATGTGCGGAGCGAATATCCTTTTGTCCCTGAAATCGTTGTGAAGCCATGAAGTTATACGACTACATAATGGGTAAAGTGAGCCGGTGCATTACGCTGGCTCCTTTCATGTGCTTGTTTTTTGTTTGTTCCTGCCGGACGATAAAATATGTTCCGGTAGAAAGTTATGCTGATAGTGTCGTAGTGGAGAAGCTGGTGGAAGTTCAGTTACCGCCAGACAGCGCCACCATCCGGGCGTTGTTAGAGTGCGACGAGAACGGGAAGGTCGTACTGAAATGGTTGGACATCGCAAACAGCAAGAATGTACAAGCACAGCTAACTATTGACAGCCTGGGTAATCTGCTGGCGAAGACAAAAACTCAGCCGGATACGGTTTACCTTCCAGCGAAGGAAGTGGTTGTTTCCAAAAAGGAAAAAGTACCTTACCCAGTAGAAAAAGAGTTGACCCGATGGCAGCAGATGAAACTTGAGCTTGGAGGATGGGCGTTCGGTATTATATTAATAATTACTATAGTGATTATTGTTCTGTTGATATATAGAACAAAAAAGAAATAG